TATAAGGAACATAAGATGTTTATATCTAATGAGATTGATGAGAAGATGCTACGTGAAGAGCAAGATCAGTTTGAATACGAGTGCATCATTGCTGACGTTGTCTTCTATGTCAAGCAGCATGGGTGGGATAAAGTATTGATGGACATTCTACGAGCACGTAACCTACAGGAGAGCTATGCCAAGACTACCAAAGCAGCAACTGACGAACAGTACTCACCCTTCTAAGGAAGCATCAACTATGAAAAGCTTTACTACTTATGTTATCATTGTCCTTGTCTCTGTCCTCTTTGGTTTCCTGGCTGGTATGCAGACCCAGAAGCTAGTGGTAGAGAACGAGTGTGCTAAGCTAGGTGGTTTCTACTTTGGTAACAATGTATATCATTGTGCTGCTAGCAAATGACTGACCTACGCAAAGCAGCAGAGCAGGCGTTGGAGGCTTTGGAATCTTTGGATTGTGGGGATACTTACAAAACACACAACGCAGCATCAGCACTACGCCAAGCACTAGCGCATGAGGCATTGGACAGAATGGTGGCTGAGAATCAGCGACTTGGTTTGTATGATGACCAGCAGCCTGTTGATCTAGCCAAGGTGGGCGAGGTTGGCGTGTGGGGTGAGAATGGGCGACTTGGTTTGTATGAAGACGAACCAGTAAAGCGTGACAAATTGTCATGGGTTGGGCTGACTGAAGACGAGCTTGAAGACTTGGAGTTTGCCAGCATGGATAAGAAGTACGGGCATCTTGATGTTCGTGTGTTGTCCAGAGCCATTGAAGCAAAACTAAAGGAGAAGAACAATGCCTGATATTTCAATGTGCGCTGGTGGTAACTGTCCTAAGAAACAAGACTGCTACAGGTTCATAGCCAAACCATCTCAGTACATGCAGACTTACTTTGTTCACCCACCCTACGATGTGAAAGAACAAACGTGTGAGATGTTTTGGGATAACAGTGAATACAAGGAGAAGAATAGTGTCTAAACAATTAGCATCCCATCAACCATGTGATGACTGTGGATCTAGCGATGCACTGGCAGTATATGATTGGGGTACTAAGTGTTTCTCTTGTGGTGCAACTCACTTTGATAATGATAGAAAACCAATGGAAAGGAACTTCACTGTGCATACTGCACTGGTAGAACCCACTGATCTAGCTTATGAATCAGTGACTGATCGTGGTATTACCAAGACTACCTGCCAGGACTATGGTGTAGGTATCTTCAACAACAGTTACTACTTCCCTTATTACAGTGATGATAATCGAGTAGCTGCATACAAGAAGCGTGGTGTAACTGAGAAGAAGTTTAGCATCGAGGGATCTTGGAAGGAAGCTAAGCTCTTTGGGCAGCAGCTATTCAACAAGGGTGGTAAGTACGTAACCATAGTGGAAGGAGAGTTCGATGCTCTCGCAGCGTATCAGATGTTGGGGTCTAAGTATCCTGTCGTGTCTATCAGGAATGGCGCAGGGTCTGCACTCGCAGATTGTAAGGCGAACTTTGAATGGATCGATTCGTTCGAGAATGTGGTGGTCTGTTTTGATAGTGACCAACAAGGTGCAGACGCAGCTTCTCAGGTGGCAGAACTCTTTGGACCCAAGACTCGTATCTTCAAGCACGAGCAAGGGTACAAGGATGCGTGTGACTATCTATCAGGAGCACAAGGCAAGCGATTCGTAGACAAGTGGTGGCAAGCTGAGCAGTACGTACCTGATGGTATCATTGCAGGCAAGGGACTGTGGGATCTTGTCAACCAACCAGTAGAGAAAGCTGACGTGCTCTACCCCTACCAAGGTATGAACGATCTGACCTATGGTATCAGGGCAGGAGAGCTTATCACTGTCACTGCAGGGTCTGGTTTAGGTAAGTCACAGTTCCTGCGTGAGATTGTGTATCACATTCTTAAGAATACAAATGATAACATTGGACTGATGTTTCTCGAGGAGTCAGTTAAGAAGACTGCCAAGAGTCTGATGTCCTTGTCTGCCAGTAAACCACTACACCTACCTGACTGCGAGGTAACAACAGATGAACTACGAAATGCTTTTGACGATACTCTTGGCACTGATCGCCTATTTTTCTTTGACCACTTTGGATCGACTGCAGTTGACAACATCATTAATCGTGTTAGGTTTATGGCTAAGGCGCTGTCGTGCAAGTATATCTTCCTTGATCACGTTAGCATCGTCGTATCTTCTCAAGATAATGGAGACGAGAGGAAAGCGTTAGACGAGATCATGACAAGACTTCGCATGATCGTGGCAGAAACTGGCATAGCTTTGTTCGCAGTGTCTCACCTCAAGCGTCCAGATAGTAAGGGTCATGAGGAGGGAGCAGCCACCTCTCTAAGCCAGCTACGAGGCTCAGGTTCGATTGGTCAACTGTCTGACATAGTCCTGGGTCTGGAGCGTAATGGACAGGCTGAAGACCTCATGGATAGGCATACTACCAGGGTGCGTGTATTGAAGAATCGTTTCAGTGGCTTGACAGGACCAGCATGTTCGTTGTATTATAGTAAGGATACAGGACGAATGACGGAACGATTTGATGAGCCGCTCTAGGACAATCATACTTGACATTGAAACCAACACAAAGCACGACACCATCTGGTGCTGCGTAACTAAAGATATAACTACTGGTGAGATTAATGTATGGACGGAAGCAAAAAGTTTGAGAAGTTATCTAAGGCAGGACGATCTGTTAGTTGGACACAACATCATTGGATTCGATGCACCGATCTTGAATCAGCAATGGAGCTTGAAGATTCGTTTGAGCCAAGTGTTGGATACGTTAGTGATGTCGAGGTTGCTCAGCCCAAGCCTAGAGGGAGGACACAGTCTCGACGCATGGGGAAAGAGGCTAGGGAAATTCAAAGGGAACTTCACGAGCTTCAACGATGGACTAAGCGATGAGATGTTGATGTACTGTAAGCAGGACGTAGAGGTAACACATGATCTGTACACCCACTTGTCCAGCGAACTAAAGGGATGGGATCAACGCTGTATCGATCTCGAGCACAACGTAGCTGCAATCATATCGAGGCAGGAGAAACATGGGTTTAAGCTTGACGTTGCGAAGGCTGTTAACTTGGTGGCAACTTGGAAGACTAGACTCTCGCAGATCGAAGAAGAACTACAGGGTATCTTCCCGCCTATCATAACAGAGCGTGTGTCTGAGAAGACAGGCAAGAAGTTAAAGGATCATATAGAGGTGTTTAACCCAGGTAGTAGAGCACAAATAGCTGATAGACTTATCAAGTTAGGTTGGAAACCTGAGAAGTTTACAGAGAAGGGATCAGTGATTGTAGATGAAAAAGTCTTGGATGGAATTGATATACCAGAAGCAAGAGCAATTACCGAGTACCTACTCCTTCAGAAAAGGGTGGCTCAAGTTAGCTCCTGGCTTGACGCTGTATCTGACACCAGCAGGGTACATGGTAAGGTCATCACCAATGGCGCAGTCACAGGACGTATGACCCACCATAGTCCCAACATGGCACAGGTTCCTAGTGGATCTAGTCCCTGGGGTACAGAGTGTAGGGATTGCTGGACTGTTGATGATGGGTATATGTTAGTAGGTGCTGACGCTAGTGGCTTGGAACTAAGGATGCTGGCTCACTACATGAGGGATAAGGATTATGTTAAAGAAGTCTGTGAAGGTGACATTCATACCAAAAACCAAAATGCAGCAGGTCTTCAAACTAGACCGCAAGCAAAGACATTCATCTACGCATTCCTATATGGGGCTGGCCCAGCTAAGATCGGGGCAGTTGTGGGTGGTGGAGCAGAAGAAGGGAGGAAACTCATTAAGTCTTTTCTGGATAACACGCCTGCGCTCAAGGCACTTAGGTCAAAGGTTGAGAGGTTGGCAGAGAAGGGCTACCTACCAGCTTTGGACGGTAGGAAACTTCACGTTCGTTCCCCACACGCAGCACTTAACACGTTACTCCAGGGTGCTGGTGCGATAGTAATGAAGCAGGCACTTGTCTTACTATATGGTAAGATCAAGAAGAATAAAATTGATGCACACTTTGTGGCGAATGTACATGATGAATGGCAGATTGAAGTTCGTAAGGAGAATGCTGAGACTGTTGGTAGTATGGCAGTGGAAGCGATCAAAGAAGCTGGTGAAGTTTTACAACTCAGGTGTCCTCTAACTGGTGAATACAGAGTAGGAAATACTTGGGCAGAAACCCATTGACTTCTAGTTGTAAGCGTGGTATAATAGTACTGTTAACTTAACTTGTTCAGGAGAACATTATGGATTTAAAACCTCTTAAGATCGAAGCTGACTTGATGTGGGCTTTCCTTGATACACCTAACCAGATGAGTGGTAAGTATCAAGTCGATCTTTGTAACCTATCTGCTAATGCAATCAAAGCATTGGAAGACTCAGGTGTGAATGTACGTAACAAAGAAGACAAAGGATTCTTTATTACTGCAAAGTCTAAGAACTATCCCATCAAAGCAGAAGATCCTCAAGGTAAGGTAATCGAAGCTAAGGTAGGTAATGGTTCACGTGGTATCGCTCTTATCAAACCTTATCCTTATAAGGTCAATGGTAAGTCTGGTGTGGGTATCGGTATCAACAAACTTGTAGTTACTAAGCTTGTTGAGTATACTGGTGGTGAGTCAGTTGTTGATGCTGACGATGTACTGTAAGGAGCAGACATGAAAGTACCTAGCGTAGAAGTAAAAGCAGATCGTAACGTGTTCAGCGTTTCTGTAGATAATCCTGAGATTACAGGGTTCTGGGGTAGCACGTATGAGTTTGCTATTCATGCTGATGGAGATATTGTTATTAACGACAACACGTTCTCATCTCGTGAAGCTGCAATCGCTGTGCTCAAGAGTATCGCTACTTTCCTCGAGAACCAGGGCAAGAAGAAGTAAATGCTAGCTCTGCTTGATGGTGATATCTTTGTCTATCGAATCGGATTCGCTTCCGAGGGTGAGTCAGAGGGAATCGCTATCTCTCGCATG